TACGTTGCCGGCGTGGACGTGGCAAGCAGTATTGACTTCACCGTCGTTAGCGTGCTGGATGCGGAGTCAAAAGAGATGGTCTATATGGATCGCTTCAACCGTGTGGATTATCCGGTGCTGATTGACCGCTTGGAAGGAACGTACCACAGGTACGGACTAACAAGCATGGTGGTTGAAGCTAACTCGATAGGCAGGCCGGTTATTGACGAGCTGGTGACACGCGGCTTGAATATCGTGCCATTTACAACGACTTCAGCAACAAAGCAGACTGTTATTCAAAACTTACAGAACGCCTTTGAAAATGGGCTGATTCGAGTCTTAGACGAGCCTGTGCTGGTTGGTGAGCTGCTGTCATTCGAGGCGAAGCGGAACGCGTCTGGTAGCTTTAGCTACTCCGCGCCTTCTGGAATGCATGACGATTGCGTTATGAGCCTGGCTATTGCTTGGAATGGGGTAAGCAATGGGGGAATTATCTTATGGATGGATTAGGGACGGAATAATATGGCAGAAACTTATAAGACAATTACTAACGTGCCCGGCTGGGTAGACCTCCTGACATCGGACGGCGTGCCTGATTCCGTTGCCACTTTGTACAAGTACGTTCCGCTGCTCTTCCGGGCGGTGCAATTGCGATGCGATGCTATCTCAAGCGTGCCGGTCAATATTTACAAAGGCGAAGAGAACGAAGTTGACTGGCCTTATCCGACCAAGTTAGGCAACCTGCTTTGGCAATGGGAAGCGTCTAACCTTCTGGCAGGCGCGGCTTATGGCGAGATTGTCACGAATAAGTCAGGCTTCCGCAAAGACATCAAGTACCGTAATCCGTTCGATATGAATGTCAAGTACACCAAAGGCGTGTACGAGTTCAAGCAGAACTCAAGCGGGGCGGTCTGGCACAATGAGCCTGAAGCGGGCAAGTACCAGATGCTTTACATCCGCGAGTTTGATCCGACTCAAGACACGGGTCCAGGTGTGGGAGCTGGCAAGGCAAGCAACATTGACGCGAAGTTGTTGTATGCGATAAGCAAGTTTCCGGAAATGTACTTTGAAGGCGGTGCTATGCCGGTCACGCTTTTGGGGATTGACTCCAATGACCGCAATGAGATCGAGCGCATTCAAAGCTGGTTTAGGCGTTCGGCTACGGCGATCAAAAACGCCTTCCGGGTGCTGGGCGTAAGAGCTGGTTCTATCACGCCGGTCACGTTGACTCCACCGTTGAAAGACTTATCGTTCCCTGAAATAAGCGAAATGGCGAAAGACAATATCGCAATGGCGTTTGGCATCAAGCAGACGTTATTGGATTCAGAAGCGGCTAACTATGCGACGGCGCAGGAAGACCGGCTCTCATTTTACGAAGACACGATCAAACCGCGAGCGCGATTATTTGAAGACGCATTGAATGAGCAATTATTAGCGCGTGACGGCTTGCGGTTGGAGTTCCGCTTCAACGAGATAGATATCTTCCAGGAAGATGAGAACAAGCGGGCTGACTTATTGAGCAAGCTCACAATGGCGGGCTTGCCTATCGAAGTGGCACTTGAGTTGGCTGGCTACGAATTGACAGACGAACAGACTTCTATGCTCGAATCGCATCAAGAGCAACTGGATGACCGTATTGACGAAACGCCCGTTGACGAGCGTACAACTGAATTGCGCAAGTGGCAGAAGTTTGCTGAAAAGCGTGTCAAGGAAGGCAAGGAATTGCGTGAGTTTGAGACGAGCGTTATTGAACCTTCGTTGCACGGCGCAATAAGTGGAGCGTTGGAAAGCGCAAAGACTACTGAAGAAGTAAGGCACATATTCGACTCGGTTATCACATGGCGAGGGTATCCGTAGTGGACATTGTTGACCGGAACGAACTGGAGCGCAAGTTAGCGCGGGTGTTGAGCAAGGGCTTGCGGGCAGAAATGAAGAGGCTGCTTGACTTGCTGGGTGACCCGCCCGACTTGAGCCGCGTTCCTTACGAGTACTGGCAGAACGGCTGGAAGAATATCCAGAGAAACGTTGAGCCTATTCTAGTTTACACCTTCGTCATGCAGGCCGAGTCGCTAATGAACTCGGTGGGGATCGGCGCGGATTGGGCGCACTTCAACGAAATAGCGGCTGACTGGGGGCGCACTTACACCTTTGACTTGGTACACGGTATTGAAGGCACGACTCACAGGGCGCTTGAAAAGTTATTGCAGAAAAACGTGCCGGGTTACTTTGAAGAAGGCTTGACCTCGAAAGAGTTGGCCGTAAGGTTAGAACCGCAATTTGGGGCAGTTAGATCAGAGATGATAGCTGTGACCGAGACGACACGGGCAGCGGTTGAAGGC